CAGCACCCGATAACCCATTTGTGGAATTCGTCAAGCTCTACAAGAACAACCCTGTGCTCTTTGTCCGAGAGGTGTTGAACACTGAGCCTGATGGCTGGCAGATCGAGTTCCTAAATCACATCGCGGCAGGCAACCGCCGCATAAGCGTACGTTCAGGCCATGGCGTTGGGAAATCCACGGCGTCAGCCTGGGCGATGCTCTGGTATCTTTTCTTACGGTTCCCTGTCAAGATTGTGGTGACGGCTCCCACCAGCAGCCAGCTTTATGACGCCTTGTTCGCGGAGGTTAAGAGATGGGTGAAGGTGTTGCCGCCGATGTTGCAGGACCAATTGGAGGTCAAGCAGGACCGCATTGAGATGAAGAGCGCCAACAATGAGGCGTTTATCTCTGCCAGGACATCCAGAGCCGAGCAGCCCGAAGCCTTACAGGGGGTGCACAGTGACAACGTGATGTTGGTGGCTGACGAGGCCAGCGGTATACCTGAGCAGGTCTTTGAGGCCGCCGCTGGCTCGATGTCTGGGCACGCCGCCGTGACCCTCCTCCTCGGAAACCCTGTGCGCAGCTCGGGATTTTTCTTTGACACGCACAACCGTCTGACGGCTGACTGGATCACGATGAAGGTGTCCTGCGCCGACTCGCCGAGGGTCAGCGAAGCCTACATTGAGGAGATGAAGGCGCGTTACGGCGAGGAGAGTAACGCCTACCGCATTCGCGTCCTTGGTGAGTTTCCAAGAAGTGACGACGACACCGTGATCCCCATGGAGTTGCTTGAATTGGCGACACAGCGGGACGTGGAGGCGAGTAAGCACGCACCTCTTGTGTGGGGTTTGGATGTGGCGCGGTTTGGCTCTGACCGGTCTGCTCTGTGCAAGCGGCAGGGTAATGCGGTGGTGGAGCCGATCAAGACGTGGAAGAACTTGGATCTGATGCAGCTCACAGGTGCAGTCGTGGCCGAGTATGAGATCCTGATGCCGTCCCAGCGGCCACAAGAGATTCTGGTGGACTCGATTGGTTTGGGCGCCGGAGTGGTTGATCGGTTGAAAGAGTTGGGGTTACCTGCTCGCGGCATCAACGTGGCCGAGTCACCGGCCATGGGCGGGACGTATAGGAATTTGAAGGCTGAGCTGTGGCACAAGGCCAAGGCGTGGCTTGAGCAGCGTGACTGTCGGATGCCTAAAGATGAGGCGTTGATTGCTGAATTGGCGGCTGTGCGTTATTCGTTCACATCCAACGGCAAGATCCAGATCGAGGGCAAGGATGAATTGAAGAAGCGCGGGATGTCGAGTCCTGACCGAGCTGATGCTTTTTGTTTGACGTTTGCCTCTGATGCTGTGATTGGGATGTATGGCTCGGCTGCCTCGACCAAGTGGAATCAGCCACTGCGCAGAAACTTGCCACGGGTTGCATAATTCGTTAATTCTTTAAGGGGTGATTCAAATGAAGATGACAAAGGCACAAAAGAAAGTTGGCTCTGTGATGTCTGAGTACAAGGCTGGCAAGCTGCACTCAGGCAAGGGCGGCAAGGTTGTGAAGAATCCCAAGCAGGCCATTGCCATTGCGATGTCTGAGGCCAAGATGCCCATGCGCGGTGCTCGCACTGCCAAGAACATGAAGACAAAGGGGATGCGTTAATGGCTACTTTAAAGCGCACCATGGATCAAGCCATGGACAAAGACGAGGGTTATGAGGGCGGCGATGAGGGCGAGAGCTGTCCCATGGCGACTCAAGACATCACGTTGAATCTGAAGAATCGCGGCAAGGCGATTGATTCTGCCGACTATGGGCCTGAGAATCCAAAGCTGCCCAATAAGCAGTATTGGATGAAGATGGCGAAAGAGTGGCAGGTGTCTGAGGATGACGCCAAGATGAGCTTGTGCGGGAACTGCGCGGCGTTCAATCAGGAAGAGTCGATGCTTGAGTGCATTGCTGAGGGCATTGGCGACGAGGGCGACCCTTGGGCCATGATTGACGCTGGCGACTTGGGTTATTGCGAGATCTTTGACTTTAAGTGCGCGTCCAGCCGTACTTGTTCGGCTTGGGTCGTGAAGGAAGAGGGCGAAGATGATGAGCCTAAGTCTTTGCTGACCATCAAGATTGGGGTCAAAGGTGAAAAGTAAGCCTGGACTTTATTCAAACATCCAAGCCAAGAGGGCGCGTATCGCGGCTGGCTCTGGTGAGAAGATGAATAAGCCTGGCACGAAGGCGGCGCCCAGTGCTGCTGACTTCAGGGCGGCGGCCAAGACGGCCAAGAAGCCAAAGAAGTCGGCCAAGTGATTGCACCGATTTGCATTTCAACAGTCAACGGCAAAGGTTTGCGGGTGATGCTCACAAGCATTGCCGAGTACTGTCCCGAAGTGCCTGTCTATTTGCGCGGACCCGAGTCCATTATTGGCGGCTATGACACTGATCTCAAGATCTTTGGCACGCCGCGCAATTTCGGTGAGGACTACAACGACGTCATGGACCGCGCCTTTGCTGACGGCTTTGACTCTGTTGTTTGCGCCAATGACGATATTGTCTTGACGCCAACCAGCTACAAGCATTTGCTGGAAGACGTGGCGCAGTTGAAGGCCGAGACTGGGGAGCCTGTTGGCTGGGTGGCGGCAAGATGTGACGCTGCGCGGCCTGTGCAAAATGTGCGAAGCAATCCCTTTAACCAGAAGTTGCACTACTTCAAGTACCCATATGAAGACGCCATTGTCCCCATGGAGGTGCTGAGTCCCATCTTTTCATGGATTGGCCGCGATGCGTGGGAGTGCTTCAAGTTTCCCCCTTTGAACTGGTACTCGGATGACGTGCACTGCGAGGATTTGAGGGCGGCTGGCTTTCATCATTACTTGAGCCGGTCTTATGTGCACCACGTTGGAAGCCAGACGATTGGCATGGACGGCAACCGTCTGACTCAGCAGGCTGTGCCGTGGATTCGTAAGAACAGGCCGAAATATGCAAAAGACTGGTTTGGTTCTTAATCTCGGCTCTGGCAAGGACGCCAGGGCTGACTGCATCAATGCTGACATCCGCAGTGATGTTGGAGCCGATTGGGTGGTGGATATTTCTAAACTGTCCTATGGCGAGGTGGTCAAGCACGGCGACCAAGAGGTCACCATCAAGCCATTCTGCTTTGAAAAGATTCTGGCGTTTGACGTGCTGGAGCACATCCCCGACCTGGTGAAGGCCATGACCAACTGCCGCGACCTGCTGGTCGATGGCGGTGAGATGCACATCCATGTGCCGTATGAGTTGAGCCATGGCGCGTGGCAAGACCCGACACATGTGAGGGCGTTTAACGAGAAGTCTTGGATTTATTACTGCGACTGGGCTTGGTACTTGGGCTGGAAGGGTTCGCGGTTTGAGATGACTCATTTGGAAATGCGTCTCAGCGAGTATGGTGCGGGACTAAAATTGCCGCAAGATGAGGTGATGCGTTTGCCTCGCGCAGTTGAATCCATGTATGTTGTTTTGAAGAAAGTGCCTTATGAAGACACCGGCGTGGCAGCGTAAAGAGGGAAAGTCACCATCTGGCGGCCTGAATGCGAAGGGACGCGCCAGCGCCAAGGCTGAGGGCATGAATCTCAAAGCGCCTGTGAAGTCTGGCGACAACCCGCGCAGGGCATCATTCCTTGCGAGAATGGGCAACATGCCTGGCCCTGAGATGAAGGATGGCAAGCCTACACGGTTGCTGCTGAGTTTGAAGGCGTGGGGCGCGTCAAGTAAGGCCGACGCCAGAAAAACCGCCAAAGCCATATCTGCAAGGAACAAGAAATGATCAACGACATGAACATCACCACCGACATTGCGGCCATTGAGCCGATGGACGACACCGAGTTGCAGGGCATTGTCTCTGCCGAGTTGGAAGATGCCGTCAGCTACATCGACTCCGATGTCTCCCCCATCCGAGCCAAGGGCACTGAGTATTACCGCGGCGACCCCTTTGGCAATGAAGAGGATGGCCGTTCGCAAGTCGTGGCGATGGAGGTGCGGGACACTGTCTCGGCCATGCTGCCAAGTCTCATGAAGGTGTTTTTCTCCACCGAGAATGTCGTGGAATACATGCCTCGCGGCCCTGAAGATGTGGCCGGTGCGCAGCAGGCGACTGATTACGCCAACTACGTCTTCACCGCCGACAACAACGGTTTCATGACCACTTATGCCCTGTTCAAGGACAGCTTGGTGCGCAAGTGCGGCATCGCCAAGTACTGGTGGGAAGAGGTCGAAGAGGTCAAGATTGAGGAATATTCTGGATTGGATGACCAGACTTTGCAGGTGCTGATGCAAGAGGGTGCAGAGGTCAAGATTGTGGTCAGCTATCCAGATCCAGGCGCGATGCCTCAGATGGACATGACCACCGGCCTGCCTATGCCTGTGCCGATGATCCATGACGTTGAGATCAAGCGCAACACCAGAGATGGCCGCATTCGCATCATGGCCGTGCCGCCAGAGGAGT